CCGAGCGCAGAAAGGCGGCCCCCGATGTTCCACCAGCGGTACGCGAGGCCGTACCAGAGGCCCGCGGCGAAGGCACCGCACAGCACCCCATCCCCGAGGGAGCCGAAGCGCCGCACCTGACGGAGGCCTTGGGATGCGAGCGGGTTGGCCCCGATGGCGTCGCACATGCCGGTGGTGCTCGTCGCGCCCAGTCCCGTGGGGATGATTACGCCATTGGACAGGGTGAAGTCCTCGGCGTATCGCCATGAGTTGTCCGTGGTCTTGTCGCGTGGTGTGAATTCGCCGATTTTGGTGTAGTTCGTCGTCGAGGTCTTGCTGGCCTTGGTGATGTCGAACACGCGGTAGATGTCGAGTCGACCCTTGTCGTCGCTTTCCTTGACGGCGTTGACGATGAGGTCGGCGTCGCTCTCGTAGACGCCGTTGAATAGTTCGATACCCTGCAACCGGATGGGCTGGTGGTTTGCGGCGAACGCGGCGGATGGACGGCCGTCGGTGCCGAGCAGTTTGTCGGTGGCCCCGGTCTTCCACGGCATGCTGCTGACGAAGCATGCGGTGGTCGTGGTGATGGGGGTTCCGTCGAGGTTGAGCGCGGTGTTGTTGGCGTCGAGGTTGGTCTTGCTCAGGATGGTGCGCGCCCGGGCGGCGCTGTAGTTGCCGGCGTTGTTGCGTTCCTTGTCGGTGCCGACATTGACGGTGCTGCCGATGTCGAAGCCGCTGGCGGCGCTGGTGGCGATGATGACGCGCTTGACGCCGGTTTCGGCCTTGGTGACGGCGGTCTGCGGCGTGTACTGCCAGCAGCCGCCGAGCACGTCCGAGTTTTTGGTGGCGTATTTGAGCATGAGCATGAGCTGGACATAGAAGGTGTCGCCTTGGCAGCGGCCGGCGTATCCCTGGCCCTTCTTGAGCGCGTAGTCGATGGCCCGGTTCTGCGAGCCGAACTCGCGGTCAATCTCGACGCCGCTGACGGACAGCGGCCGCAGGCTTGAGTCGAGCGAGGCGGCGTATTTGGCGAACAGCAGGCAGGGGCGTTTCGAGCCGTCTGGCAACAGCACGCCGGGCAATGGTGTGTAGCCGTCGTATTGGGTGTCGCTGTAGAGGAATTCGTTGTGGGTGCTCGTGGCTTCGAGCTTGTAGTAGCCGGGGCATGTCATGACGTACACGTCGCCGTTCGACCCGTCGCGTCTGAAGCGGGTGTCGATGCCGTCGATGGCGGTGACGTGGGGCACGCCGTCGTCGCCGATGGTGGCGTTGACGTCCCACACGCGGAAGGCGTTCAGGGGCGCGTAGTCGTCGCGGCCGGCATTGTCGTTGGTGCTGATCTCGATGGTCAGGTTGGCGTTGTCTCGGGTCTTCACGCCCGTCGGCGTGTTGCTGTACGTGTATTTGGGGAACTTCACGCCGTACACCTTGCCGTCCTTGTGGGCGGTGAAGTAGGCGGCGAGGTTGCCGTATTCGCCCTTGGTGCCGTCGTACTCGAAGCGCACGCCCTTGGCGGCGTTGGCGTGCACCTTGGCGATGAGCTGGGCGGTGTCGGCGAGGGTCATGACCTTCTGCGTGTTCGCCATGATGGCTCCTTCCTGTTTATCGGTTGATGATGTCGAGCGCCCAGTCGATGTCGGACTGGGTGAGCGGCGGGATCGTTTCGGCGTCGGACAATGCCGGCGCGATCACGCTGTCGTACTGGGCGTCTATGTCGGCTTGGGTCGCGAAGACCACGCCGATGGCCGCGCTGGCCGCGATCTTGGCCTTGCAGTCGTCGGAGAGCTGCCGGTATTCGATCACGCTGGTGCGTGCCGCGTCTGCGGCGTCCTTGGCCTCGCCGGCCGCGCTGACCGCGTTCTTGACGGCCTTGTTCGCGTCGTCGATGAGCTTGTCGAGCACGCCCATCTGATCCTGCGCGTCGGGTGCGGTCGCGTCGAACACGGCTCGTTCGACGATGCCGTGGAAGTTGCGCGAACAGGTTCGCGTGCCGTTGACGCTGACCTCGATGCCCATGAGGATCGCGCCGGCGTGCTGCAACGCCTTGCGCGGCACGGCGACGCGGTACGTGGCCGTGGTGGTGCCGAACACTGCTGGCATGCTCACGCGGTCGCCCAGCCCGCTGCCGGGCGCGGTGTTGTAGGCGAGCGCGCAGGTGATTCCGTCGGTGCTGGTGATGGGGGTGCCGTTGTCGGTGAGTTCGACGGTGATGGTGCGGCCGTTGATGTCGCCGGCGTTGAGGCGTATGTCTGCGATGTAGCCGTTGGCTAGGTCGAGTTGGATGGGTTCGCCTGTGGCTTCGCGGAAGCTGTCAAGCGTTGCCATTGTCGTCCTTGTTGAGTTGGTCGGTGAGTCGTTGGTTTTCCTTGGCGAGTATGTCGATCTGGGCTTGGAGTGCGGCGATCTGTATGGTGCTGTCGGCGATCATTTCGCGGAGTTTGCCGATCATGGCCGGGTAGAGGTTTTTGTCGTCCATCAGTCGTGGTCCTTTCCGTCGTTGGTTTGGGTGAGTGATTCGATGAATCGGTCGGTGGCGTCGTTGATGTCGTCGGCGTGGTCGGCGAGGAGGTTGCCGAGTTCCGTTGGTTCGATGCCGGCGGGCAGCGCGATGGTGGTCGGGGCGTCGGTTTCGTCTTCGGCGGATGGGTTGGTGGTTGCCGTGTCCGGCAGGAGCGGGAGGCCGAGCAGGCCGCGTGTTTTGTTGCGGCCGGCGGTGAGCGGATCGTCGGGTGTATTGTCGGCGGGCGCGGTGGTGGTGTTGATGGCGTTTTCGATGGCGTTGTAGGCGCTTGTCCATGCGGTTTCGCCGGTTTGGGGGTCTGGGTCTGGTTCGCCGTGGTCTCGGACGTGGAGGATGGCGGCTACGGCTTCGGTGTCGGTTTCGATGCCGAGGAGTGTGCGCCATGATGCGATTGCGGCGAGTGGTATGGCGTCGTGGCGCATGTCGGGTGTGGGTGGCGTGGTGGCGATGGTGGTCATGCCGTCGGTGACTGCGGCCGGCGGGGTGGTGTCGGCGGTGAGGGGTCGGTCTATGAGGAGGGTGGGCTGGTCGTTGATGGTGGTGACTTGCATGGGCATCTCCTATTTCTTGAGGAATCCGATGGTGTGGAGCTGGTAGGGTTTGTTGCCTTGGAACAGGGCCGCATAATGCGTGTTGATGGATAGGTTGGAGACGACGCCGGTGCTGGTGTTGCGGTTCCAACTGGCATCCATATTGGTGACCACCCTCTCCGGCGGCGTGTACACCCAGACACTCCAACCGCTTGCCGTGCAGTCGGACACGGTGGCTATGAACAGACCGGGATCGTCCTGCCGGTGATCGACGGTGGCGAACGCCTTGTATGAGCCGTATTTCGCGGGATTGGAGGATGTGAGGGTGTATTGCGTGTATTTCATGGCTCCGATGTTTTGGCCTTCCCACCACGCGGTTTGGAAGGTGGAGCGCCCGCCGGAGAAGCCGCCGAGGAAGCCTCCCATGTACAGGTATCCGCTGTCGATGTCGGCTTGGATTCCGACCAGGCCATTGGGGTCTCGCGCTGCGAGCGTGGCGGTCGTGTCCCCGGTCTTGGGAGACCACAGACTTAGGTAGGCACGCCTACTGCTGGAATCGGTCGAGTCATAGTCCTTTTCTGCGGCGAGAAACACGGTGCCGACCTTGGTGGTGTTGTCGTCGGCCTTGCGTTCGCCGATTCTGGCGAACGCGCCGGGGTCGTGCTCCGCGCGGCGGCCGCCGTTGAACGTGAGCGCGCTGACTTCGCCCTCCTGCTGCGTGGTGGACTCGACCGCGATGTACGGGTGCCGGTACGAGCCGCTTCCGTGGTAGAACTGGATGCCTGCGCCTTCTAAGGAGTCCGTGCCGGAGATTTCGGTCTGTTTGAAACTCGGGCTGATTTGCACCCTGTTGCCGGTTCGGGCGGTTCGGAAGGTGCCGGTCAGGAGGTTGTTGGCACCGTTCCCGTCGAGGTGGACGGTTTCGTTGCCGTTGGCGTCGGTCATGGCGAACTGGCCGGTGTCGAGGTTCCAGTAGGAGCGTTTGCCGGTGATGACGCCGGTCTTCATATAGGTGGCGTTGATGTACAGCAGGCCGTTGGACAGGTAGAGGCCCTGTTTTTGGCCGTTGTTGGTGAGTTTGTCGAAGATGTAGGTCTGGGTCAGTTCCCCTTCGAAGGTGTCCACGTAGCTGCGGGCGGCGGTTTCGTCGGTGCATTGCAGGCCGGTCCAGTACCAGTCGGCGTCGGATGCGGCGGCGGTGTTGCGATCGACCTGCATCCACAGGCGTGCGGTTTTGGCGTTGGATGGCACGGTGTAGCTGCCGGACACGTATGTCCAGCCGCTCGCGTTGGCGGCGGCTCTGGCGATGGCCTGCCAGTGGTTCGTGCCGTCGGTGCCGATCCAGTAGATGCCGAAGCTGCTGGTGACATTGCCGGCCTTGCGGTACGCCCAACCGGACAGGCGGAACGTGTGGCCCCGGAACGTGTCGAGCAGCCATCCGAAGTACGTGTCGCGCACGTTGCCCAGGTGGATCGCGCTCGTGATGCCCTCGGGGTGTGTGGCGGGCATTGTCTTGGTGAGTTTGCTCGCGCCGAGCTTGTCGAGGTCGTGGTCGGGGTCGCCGTTCGGGTTGCGCACGAGGTTGCTGCCGTAGGCCATGATCGCCTCGACGTAGGTCTTCGCGCCGGACAGTGCCGTGTTGGCCTTGGCGGTCGCGTCGCTTTTCGCGCTGCTGAGCGTGCTGGCACCCACGCGGTCGGCGTAGGCTTTGGCGGCGGTCTGCGCGTCCGTGGCGAGTTTCTGGGCTTGGGTCTGGGTGGCGAGGCCGGATGCCTTGTTGCCGTTGATGGTCGAATTGGCGGACAGGCTGAATTCGCCGGTGTCCATATCCCAATAGTTCAAACCCTTTTTGTCGGTGAGACGGCCGGCCTTGACGAGCGCCGCATCCAATACGCCGGTCTTCATGTACGTGGCGTTGAGGTAGAGCAGTCCGCCGGACAGGTAGATGCCCTGCGTCTTGCCGTTGTTCGTGAGCCGGTCGAAGATGCTGCGTTGGCCCAATGATTCGTCGAGCGCGTCCACATAGGCCTGCGCCGCTGATTTGGCGGCATCGCTGTCCGATTTGGACTGCGCCTTGGCTGCGGTCAGGGCTTCCGAGGCCTTGGCCTCGGCGTACTTCCCCGCCTCCGCGAGCTTGGCCGTATCGGCCGCGTCGGCCTGACGCTTCGCCTCGGTGATCGCCGCCTGTTTCGCCGCGTCGGTGTACGAGTTCGCGTCGGACACCGCGCCGTCGGCGTACTGCTGGACGGTCTTGCCGCCGATGGTGCTGCGGGCGGACAAACTGAATTCGCCGGTGTCCATATCCCAGTAGTTCAGGCCTGCCGCGTCGGAGAGTCGGCCGGTGAACACGGTGTCGGCGAAGATGCCTTTGCCGTTGGCGAGGCTGCGGAAGTCCCAGTCCCCGTTCGGTTTTTTGTGGTCGGCGATGCGCCAGTAGCCGCCGCCGATGTGGATGCATTGGGTGGGGTTCTGGTCTTCCGGTTTGTCGTACACGTAGATGCCTTGGCCGGGTTTGAGGTACGTGTATCCGCCGGTGGCGTTCATGATCTGGTTGATCCGGTCGATGAGGTCCTTCATGTACGGGCCGGTGCCGCCGGCGGCGCTGTTCCATGCGCCGGAGTTGGAGACGAGTTTGTCGAGGGCCTGCTGTTGGGCGGCGAGGCGTTGGGTGTAGGTCTGGCGGATGTTGCCGAGGGTGATCTTGGTGTCGGCGAGGCTGCCGGCCAGGTCTTCCTCGATCTGGAGGATGCGGCCTTCGAGGCGGAGGGGATTGGTGAAGCTGGTGTCGATGATCTGCACGCTGTCGCCGACGTCCGTGCCTTCCGGGTCGTATCCGGCTTGGCCGAGTGCGGTCACGTCGGCCGTGTAGCTGACGGTCGGCGTGGTGCGGGTCTTGAGCGCCGCTTTGGTGAGGTTTAGGAGTTCCTTGGGGTCTTCGCAGTCGGGGAAGTCCACGCTTGCTTCGCTGTGGTGTTTGGTGCCGTCGGCTCCCACGATGCCCCAGTTGGCGAGCGCTTGGTCGTCTTGGATGTAGGGTTTGCCGTTGTTGACGTCGGCGAAGCTGATTTTGCGGCTGTATCCGCCGGTGGCCTCGCCTTGGTCGTTGGTTTGTTCGATGCCTTTGCCCCACCCGTAGAGGCGGGTGATGACGTCGCCGGCGTCGATGTCGCGTTTGATTTGGGTGAGGTCTTTGCCGTATTCGAAGCGTTTCGTGGTGTTGGCGGTGCCCCGGTGTTCGACGAGGTGGATGATGCGCCGGCCGATCCGGTTGCCGGTCGGGTCGGGCTGGTATTCGGTCTGGACTTCGAGCCCGTAGGTGTCGGCGGTCTTCTGGATGGCTTCGAGGACGGTGCAGTGGTAGAAGCTGAGGTCGGCCGTGCCGGTGATGGTGCCGGTCTCGACGGTGCCGACCGCCCACCGGGTGCCTTCGAGGGCTTTGGCGAGGCAGGCTTTGGCGTTCGCGTTGCGGTTGCGTTTGTCCTCGATATAGGTGCGCGAGAGTTCCGCGATGCTGCCGGTGCAGTAGGCGACGGTGACGGGCATGCCTGCGGCGCGGGCGGTCTGGGTGGACTGGCACAGGTATTCCGCCCAGCGGCCCATCGAGTCCTTGAAGACGATGCGTTCGTCCTTGTTGATCTCGCCGATGGTGGTGATGTCGAGGGTGTCGGTGCCGTCGGTGGCTCTGGTGCGGATGGCTTTGATGGCGTAGGGCAGGTCGCCGAGCGGGTTGCCCCAGCGGTCGAAGATCATGTATCGCATGAGTGTGCTCCTAGATGAGTGTGAGTGGCCTGTACGCGAGACTGGCGGCGGTGGCTCCGGTGAGGGTGAGCATGTTCAGGCCGGGCAATAGGGGGAAGTAGTCGGATTCGAGGGTTGGGGCCATGAGGTTGCCGTTGACGCGCAGCTCCCGGTGGTCGGGGTCGGTGTCGATGGAGATGCGTCCAGTGATGGCGGTGGTGGACGTGACGGCGAGTTTGTGGCCGTGCGCGTCCTTGATGCTGACGGTCTTGGCGTCGGCGGCGGGGGTGAGCGTCCATGTGGGCCAGCATGGCCGGTTGCCTTTGACGTGGATCGTGTTCGCGTCCGTTTTGAGCGCGATGGATCGGCTGCGGCCGATCAGGTAGGGGTGGACGTCGATGCTCACGGTGACGAGCGTGGCGATCTGTCGGGGGCCGGCCCATTTGTCCTCCCATGCGCCGAGGCTCATGCGACCCTCGTATTCGCCGGGCAGGCTGCGCCATGAGAGCGTGACGATGGTGCCGGCGAGGGCGGCGAGCCGGGTTTTGGCGGCGAGGATGTCGTCTTCGCCGCCGATGGCGTACAGGCTGAGCGTGATGGCGCGGTTGCCCATGTACGCGGCCCCGGTGGGGTCTTCGAGGGTGAGGTCGAGTTGTCCGTCGCGGCCGGGCATGTCCTGCGTGCTGGTTGTGGGCTTGGTGGCGTCGATGGTGATGCCGTCGGCGGCGAGGGAGAACATCATGCGTTCCAGCGGGACGCCGTTGAGCGTGGGGTCTTCGACATGCGGCAGGCGCATGCGTCGCTGGTAGAGCATGATGCTTTCCTCTCTGGTTTTAACGGCCTCTCATGGCGAGGTAGTTGAGTTCGTAGCTCATGGGTTTGGCGAGCTTGCCGGCCATGACCTCGCCGCCTCGGTCGGACAGGTTGAGCGTGATGCCGCTGCTGAGCGCCTGATCGATGGCGTCGATGATGTCCTGTTTGGTCGCGTATTCGCCTTGGCTGCTGTCGATCGTGTAGGCCATCCGGCCGCCCGTGATGCGGGTCTGGTAGGCGTATGGGGTTTCGAGCATGCTGGTGTCGGTCTTCAGGCTCACGGTGGGGATCATGTCGGTCAGACCGTCGATGCTGTCCTCGACGAGGCCGCTGGCCTTGTCGATGCCCTGGGCCATGCCGGCGGGTATCCATTTGCCGACCTCGTCGCGGAAGATGCGTGACGGGCTGTGGATGCCGAGCACGCTCTTGGCCCAGCCGACGAGGCTGCTGCCGAGGTTGCTGATCGTGTTCCTGACCCACTGGAACGCGCCGCCGATGCCGTTGATGAGGCCTTGGATGACCTGACGGCCCGTGTCGTACAGCCATCGGCCCGCCCCGCTGACCGCGCCGAGCACGGTGTCGCGGATGCGGCCGACGGTGTTCGACACGGATTGGATGCCGTTGGACACGGCCGACGTGATCCCGTGCCAGATGTTCGACAGGTACGAGCCGACGCGGTTCCATACGCTCGTCCACACGCCGCTGATGGCGTTCAGGACGGTCGAGATGGTGTTGCTCACATTCTGGATGCATGTGGACACCACGCCGCTGATCGCGTTCCAGATGGTGGACGCGACGGACCTGACCGCGTTCCAGATGCTCGTCCATACGCCGCTGATGGCGTTGAGGACGGTGCCGATCGTGGTCCTGATGCCGTTGATGATCGGCATGAAGAACGCGACGATCTTGTTCCACACGTCGGTGAAGAACGTGCTGATGGCGGTCCATACGGTGGTCCAGACGGCCTTGATTCCGTCGAGGATGTTCGACAGGAACGCTTTGATGCCGTCCCATGTGGTCGTGAAGAACGATTTGATCGCGTCCCATGCGCCCTGCCAGTCTCCCTTGAGGAGGCTGAGGAACACGACGATGACCGTGCGGATCGCGTTCACCGCGGTCGAGATGTAGCCGCTTATCAGCGTGAAGATCGTGTTGACGACGTTGTAGATCGCCGTCCAGATGGTGCTCCACACGGTGTTCGTGCTGTTCATCTGCTGGGTGATGAACGAGAGTATCCAGCCGAACACGGTGTTGATGCCGTTCTGGATCGCCTGCAAGGGTGCGACGATGAGCGCGCCGATGACGGTGAACACGTTGACGATGAAGTCTCGTATCCCGGTGAAGATCGTCGTGGCGGTCGTGCTGATGCCGGTCCACACGCCGGACAGGAACGTGGTGATCGACGTCCATGCGCCGGTGACGCCGCCGCTGATCGTCTGCCATAGGCCCGTGAAGAAGCCGGCGATGCCGTCCCATGCGGATTGCACGGTACCTGTGATCGTGGCCCATAGGTTGGCGAGGAATTCGCCGAGCCCGTTCCATAGGTCTTGCGCGGTGGCGACGATCGTGTTCCACGTGTCCGTGAGCCATGAGGTGAACGCGGCCCATGCCTTGCGGCCGACCTCGGTCTGGGTGAAGAACCAGACGAGCGTGGCCACGACGGCCGCGATGGCGACGGCGATAGCGCCAATGGGGTTTGCCGCTATGACGGCGTTGAACGCGCCCTGCACGGCGGTCGCCATTTTGGTGGCGGCGCTCCACGCGGTCTGAGCCGTCTTGACGAGGCTGAGGCTGGAGCCCATCTGTTTGAGCATTTGAATCGGGCCGCCCAAGTCCATCATGAGCATGATGCCGTTGCTGATGCCCTTGGCGGCGGTCGTCACCGTGTTCATGGTTCCGGTGAGCGCCTGTAGACCGCTGTTGAGCGCCTGATAGCCCTTGACTGCGGCGAACGCGGTGCCGATGCCGATGATGATGGGCGCGAGTTCCTTGCCGTGCTGGATGAACCAGTTGAGCGTGTCGGCGACGAGTTTGATGCCGTCGGCGAGACCTTCGGGAGGGATCATGTGCGCCCAGTCGATGACCATGTTGACGACGCCCATGATCGCGTCCCTGATGGTGTCCCACGCGGATTTGAACGCGGTGATCGCGCCGTTTTCCTCCAGTTTGGAGTAGAGGCGCTGGAACCAGCCGATGAGCCCTTCGATGCCTGCCTGGACGACGGGCACGGCGTTGGTGACGCCGTCGGCGATCCAGCTCATGCCGCCGGTGATGGCGGGTTTGACGCTGTCGAGCACGCTCGCGCCGAGCTTGACGAACGCGGCTTCGAGGTTGCCGGTGGCTCCCTCGATGGTGCTGGCGGATGTGGCGGCTTCCACGGCGGCGTCGGTGAAGCCGAGCGACATGATCGCGTCGTTGAATTCCTGCGCGGTGATCTGCCCGTCGGCCATCGCGTCGCGGAAGTTGCCGGTGTAGGCTCCGGCCTCCTTGAGTGCCTGTTGGATTTTGCCGCTCGCGCCGGGGATCGCGTCCGAGAGCTGGTTCCAGTTCTCGGTCGTGAGTTTTCCCTGGCCGGCGGTCTGCGTCAGCACCATCGCCACGGACTTGAAGGTGTCGGCGGAGCCGCCGGCGACGGCGTTGAGGTTGCCTGCGGCTTCGGCGAGCTTGTCGTAGTTGGGCACGCCGTTGGCGGCGAGCTGGGCGGTGGTGTTGCGGATGTCGTTGAGGTCGTAGACGGTCTTGTCGGCGTAGTCCTGCGTGCTGGCGGTGAGTCGTTTGATCTGCTGTTCGCTGACGCCGGCGAAGTTCAGGGTGCTGGCGAACTTCTGGGCGCTGTCGGATGCGCTGGTGATCTCGCCGGACAGGCCCATGAACGCTTCGATGGCCTTGCCCGCGACGCTTTGCGCGATGCCGGTGATGACGCCGAGTTTCGCGCCGAAGCCGCCGGCGAAGCCGTTGCCGGCTTTGATGCCGGCGGTGTTGCCGGCGGTTTCCGATGCGCTGCCGAACGCCGATTCGATGGCCTTGCCGACGCCCTTCATGCTGGGCACGATCTGTACGAACGCGGTGGCGATCTCGATTGCCATGCTATGCCTCCCTGATGGTGGTGCGCGGTGCGGCCAGGTATGCGGCTAGTTGTTCGTCGTCCATCGCCATGACCTCGCCGCCCGTGGCTTCATGCCGGACGGTGCCGGGGCGTTGGAGTTGTCCGCGCCAGCGCGCGCCCTTGCGTGAGGCTTCCTTGGTTTTCGTCCAGGCGAGGAACGCGAGGCTGTCGCGGATGTCGGCGAGGAGGTAGGTTTGGTCGTCCCATGCGAGGCGCGGGTTGAGTTTTTGCCAGATGATGGACTGGCGGGGGAGGTTGGCGGCCAGTGCGGCCGCCCGGTTGGCGGGCAGTTCGCCAGTCCATATGAGGTCGGTGTTAAGCCCATAGAAACGCTGGAAGTCCGCTTCGAGCGCGTCGGGTGCCGTGGCGAGCATTCCTATGAGCGTCAGGAGTTTGGGGCGACCTGTTCGAGGAGCTGGGCGATGAATTCGCTGACCTTGTCGATGCTCACGCGCCCGGTGTCGGGGTCGCGCAATGCGTCCTTCATGGCCGTGTACTGGGGGCCGCAGAGCTTCTTGAGGAAGGGGACGATGGCGAACGCGCCGGCACCGTTGCCGGACTGGGCGGTTTGGAGGTCGTAGAGGTATTCGACCATGTCGAGGTCGTCGAAGATCGCGGGGCTGACGGCGAGGGTGACGCCCATGGCCTCGACGGTCTTGGGCTGGTTTTTCGTGGTTTTGTGGTCATGCGGCTGCTTGGCTGCCATATGCGTGTCCTTTCAGAGGGGTGCGCCCGCCGGACGGCGGGCGCGGGGTGGGATCACTTGCTGAGCGAGGCGGTGGCGACGTTGGCGATGTATTCGACGCTGGTGGACCCGTTGATGAGGTCGCTGGGGTTGGCGCTCATGGTCACGCCGTAGCCGATGGCGTCGCCGGCGCTGTAGGTGGTGTCGTCGAATTCGGTGATGGTGCCGTCGGCGACTACGATGCGCTTGACGCGGTTGCCGGTCATGGCGATCTCGAACACGAGGACGAGGCTTTCGCCGGACGGGATGGCGTGGTAGACGGTGAGCTTGTCGGCGGTGCCGGTGACGTTCGCGGTGCCGAAACGCAGTTTGAGGCTGGCTTCGTTGGTTTCGATCATGTTGAACTGCCATGTCTCGCCGTAGCCGCTGATCTCGGACAGTACCTTGATGCCGCCCATCTCGTTGATGTCGGTGGTGTCGGTGTCGGTGGCGTTGGTGACGCCGTCCTCCGACAGGTAGCCGACGCAGGTGTAGGCTGCCGGCAGTGCGGTGGTCGCGTCGGTGGGCAGTGCGGTGCCGGCGGGCGCGTAGTAGAGGCAGCCGGTCTTCTTGGGCTTGCCGAGGCTGACGTTTTTCTTGTTGTTGTGGTTGGTTTCGGCCATGATGGTGCCTTTCGGATGGTGCGGCGTCGTCTTATTGGGTGGCGGCGTCGAGCTGGATGG